CATACAATACCCCCTTCAAACAGGCTTATGGATATTGTATGGCTGATTTTGTCCGGTGTATGCACTCAAAAGACAGTCAAATGATAGCACTTTACCGGAAAACCCCCATTTTCAAAAAATCGTCGGGCGGCTTACGCCGCCATTATTATTTTTGTTTGGGGTTCCCTCCCGGAACCGCCGCCTTTCGGCGGCGGGATGGGGGCGGGATCATCCTGCGGGGGATTAGGCGGCAAAGCCGGGCCGCACACCAGCACAGTAATAGGCATAGTAATTGTTGTGGTTGCCACCCGTGCCGACATTCTGGAAAATATAGTTGCTGCCGCAAGCAGGGGAACGAAGCCACCACCACACCGCCGTGGACACGGCGGAATGATTATAGGCTACTCTACTATTACCGGCTTTGTAGTAATCGTATTGTGCCTGATAATTCTGTTCATAGCTATTTGCATAGCTTCTTGTTCCAAACACTTCAAATTCAGCAAGCAAGAACAGGTAATCAGTAGTTGCCGTTACATAGCTCTGAACATTGCCACCACCGTTGGCGGTATTATCTGTGTACTTGGTCACGGGTTGCATAACCGCCCTCAAATCGGCGGGAAGCGCCGCCATCAAGCTATTCGCCAACGGGCTTGTGGGGGTGTTACTGTTGCCCAATACGGTTTTTCTCATGTGTGAAGCGTTCCAACCGCCGCTGTTCGTCTGACTGGTATTCATGCGGAAACCATCACCGGTGTTGTTATAATTGCTATCACACAAAGCAACTGCCGTGGAACCGATCTTCCCGATTTGGAAGTGAATCTTGTTCGCACCTTCCTTGGCGGAATTGTGGTTGAAGCCCAAAATAAAGGCGTTTACGGTCAAGTTGCTGAAAGTGTAATTCCTCACGGTGCCATTCAGAACGATGGATTTCACATCACCAACGGCCCAATAGTTGGCCCCCAAACCTGCGGAACTGACTTCCCGGATGGTTGCCCAACTGTTATCGTTCAGAACCTTGGTGGGCAATGTCACCTCAACGGAACAGGTCTTATTGGCCGGGGCCGTGTGGTTGGTGCCAGCGGCCACGCTGACGGTGATTGTAGCGCTTCCTTTGGCCTTGGCGGTAACAGTTACCACCGAACCGGAAACACTCACAGAAGCCACCGTGGGGGCGCTGGAAGTGGCCGTAATCTTACCATCACCCGCCCTTGTCACGGTGATGGTGTCCGTGGTCTTTGCGGCGGTCAGTTTGATGGAAGTCTTATTCAAAGACAAACTACCAGCGGCCTTGGCAATGCTCCAAGCAACCGTTTTGGCCCCGGTGCTTCCATCAGCCCACTTGTAGTTCGTTTTCGGCGTGAAGGTGGCATTGTAGGAACCGGCGTTCGTGCCGCTGGTAGTTCCTCCAAGCGTCATTTTCCCGCTGTCATAGTTGTTCCAAGTGGGGCTTTGGGCCGAACCGGTATAAGTAAGGCTGTTGCTCTGCGTGGGGATCGTCATGGTGGCGGCGTTGATCGTCCAAGTCACTTCCTTGGCGGTCTGCGTACCGTCTGCCCACTTATACCGCCCCTTGGGTGTGAAAGTGGCCGTGTAGGTTCCCGCATTGGTGCCGGTAGTCACGCCGCCCAAGGTCAGCGCATCGGGGTTATAAGCGTTCCAAGAAGGGCTTTGGGCCTGTCCGTTATAGGTCAGGGTGCCATTCTGCGAAGGAAGAACATTGATGGTATAGACGATACCGGACACAGCATCCAAGGCCGCATTTGCGGCATCCTGTGCGTTCTGTGCGGCTTCCACACAGGTTTCGATCTGGTTCAACAGATACGGGTGGGCGGTCTGATCAAGGTTGTGTTCGCTCACCTCGTTTTGGGCCGTACCTTTGGGATCATAGTTCATGTCGGGAAGCTGTTCGGCGGGAACCTTACCCTCCACCAGATCAGCCTTCCCGGATTGACCTTTCTGAAGGGCTTCAACGGCATCCGCATTGGCCTTCATTTGGGTATCAATCTTATCCATGTTTTCATTCTGAACCCCTACATCATAAAATTCAGATTCAAGGGGTTTAGTCAGCTTGTAGTTGGTTGTTTTATTCGCCATTCTTCAAAACCTCGTTTCTCAACTGATTATGGGTATAGGCGGCAAGCTGGGCATGGGTGAACCGCCCAAGTTCCGCATGGGTGTTATAAAGCTGAAGCAAGGTCACAACCATGTTTTGGGGAACAACCCGGTTCAGCAAAGATTCAACATCATTGAAGTTGTTCTTTGCGGCCAACCCGATTTTCACAAGAAGCTGATAGGTGCCTTCTTCCACATCAGCGGAATAGTTACCCTTCCCGCATAGCGTTTCAAGGATGTTCCGAAGCTGGGGCAAGGTGTACGGAAGTTCTTCATTGATCCGGGTCAGAATACGGAACCGGCGATCTTCAAGACTGTCCGTGCCTTTGGGGGTAATCCCCAAAATCTTTTCCCACCGGGAAAGGCCCATGTTTCCAGCGGTGGGAATGAACTGATTATCAAGAAGATCATCCGTGGTATTCCATGCCTTTTCAATTTCCGGCTGTTCGCTCCCCATGATCCCCTGAAACTCCGCATAATCACGAATGACATAAGGAAGATAATCAATCAGTTTGCGTTCCATGCTCCCGGCCCCCTTATCCGCTGATCACGATGGTTCCCGGCTCAATGGTTCCCAAAACCGGAATGTGGTCAAGGGTCAGGGTACAGTTCGCCGCTTCACCGTTGATCTTGGTGTTGGCAATATCCAGAATACCGGTGATTCCCAACAGGCGGCTTTCCACCTGACTGATACGAACCACAAGGGCTTCATTCTGGTCTGCCCAACTTTGGGCCAGTTCCAAGAAGTAACCGTTGATTGCTTCCGTGACATAGGCGGAAACATCATCCCAACTCCATTCCCGCTGATAGTACAGATCGAAGGAAAGGTTGATGGTATCTTCACCCACACCTTCAACCCTCACCACATGGCCGATGGGGGCAATGCCCACGCCTTCACCGGCGTTCTGAAGGGGGTCAACTGCGGTCTGCACCTGATCCACAAGGGCTTCCGAAGGCTTCTTGAAAGAACTGTTGATGATCACCAGCTTCACGGTTCCGCCCACGGTCAGCTTGCTATTGGCTCCCGCCGCATACACGGCATCCAACCACGCCTTGATTTCCTCGGACACACCGGAAAGGCCGCTGATCCAAGTGTCGGTTCCCGTGGGCGGGATCAGCTTGGCCGGGTTCAAATCGCTGTTCCAAACCCGATATACCTTCACACCGCCCACGCCGGGAATGGCGTTCACCTTTTCCAGATAATCCGCACGGTTGCCGCCGAAGGCTTGGGCGTTCAGGCTATCCATGTAACGCTGTCTGAAAACCTCGGTATCTTCTTCATCCTCACCGGGGATCACCACGGCGGAAATGGAACAGGTTTCAAGCCCGTCCACATACTCAATGGGAATCACCGTTCCGGTGTAGTCATTACCGGCTTCACCAGCGGTTTCACAGGTGATTTCATACTTACCACTTCCACGGTCAGCCGAAACATAATAGTTCAGTTCTCCGATGGAAAAGCGGGTGTTCATGGGAAGGTGCAAGGTGGTTGGTGTAATGCTCAACTGCAACACGGCGGGGCTTGCCGGTTGCGGTTTCAGGCCCCTTTCTGCCGCCCTCAAAATGAGATAAGGGCGGGTTGCGGTGTCCGCAAAGGTTTCATTCAGCACCGTATCAAGGGCAATATAAAGGTTCTGCAATTCCACGGCGGCGGGGGCATCACCGCACCAAACCAACGAACCTTCACGGGTGTCCAAATTGCCATTGATAGAAAGCGCCTTCTGAAGCATCCGGGAAAGGATTGCTTCATAGGTCTGTGCTTCATACATCAGATTTCAACCCCCAATTCTGCATTGATTTCACCAAAAATGCTGACCACCGTGAAGGTAGTCAGCACTTTCTTTTTGTTCACAGTAAATTCAAAGTTCTGAACCGCCGTAATCCTATCATCCTGAAGCAAGGCTTCACGAACCCGGCGTTCAATTTCGGGAATACAATATTCCACATCTTTTCCGATCAGATTATGAAGTTCAACCCCATAATCCCAAGAATGGATCAACCATTCATAGCGTTCCGTGTTCAGGATCAGGAAAACCGCCTGTTCCACGGCTTGGATTTCATCAATGGTGCCGATGATGGTCAGGTTATCGTGGTTCATCCTGAAAGTACGGCTTGGAAGGGTTTCAATGGTGAAATCCTGTTTAATATCATCCTGCACTTGCGGAATCATCATCAAGCCCCCTTTACTCGGTCAATGACCACGAATTTCTTTCCTTGCTGAACCCGGATCAGAAGCACCTTTTCACCGGCCTTCAAAGCGTTGTGAACCTTGAAGGTTTTCTTGCCAACATAGGCGTGTTTGTGGGCTTCATACGCCGCCGCACCAGAACCGCCGCCCTTGTCCTCGGTGGTGTGGTTTACCGTCATATCAACTTCAAAATCAGTCACATTCCGGGTCAGGATCAGCATTTTAGAAGTGTAGATGGATTTCTGATCCACCTGAATTTTCAAGGGTGAAGCGGAAAGGACAGTTCCAAACAGGATGTTCACCGGCTTTCCGGCTTCCACAGCTTCCACCGCCGCCCGTTTCACAACTTCAACAGGATTAGGCAATAAATTCACCCCCGATCAGGTCAAGTTCCATCATGTGTTCATCACCCCTGAAGGTGTGGGTGACTTTGTTCACCACCATGTAATTGTTGGTGACAATATCCCCAAGGTTCAGGGCCACCACCACGGCGCTTCCAGCACGAACCCGCACATCACCGAAAGCGTTCTGAATGGTCAGCTTGCGGGTTTTCTGATCGTACAGCTTCAACAGGGCATCCGCCTTGGCGGAAGCGCCCATTTTGGTCTGAACTTCTTCAAAATATTGAAGAACACCCCATTGGTTCATTTTCGCCCCGTCCTGTGCAATGAACAATTCCCGCTTACCGGTTTTTTCATTGTTATAGGCCAGCTTGATCTTGTTATAGGTCTGTTCATCAATACTGGATTCATAGCTGAAGTTTTCCCCGGTTTCTTCATCAATCAGAAGGTTCAGCTTCATGGTATTGATGTTCTTCAGGGTCAGCTTCCCGGCATCGTCATACAGAACATAAAGCTGTTTGGTATTCATCAGGGTTTCATCAAGGGCGCTCTGGATCATATCAAACAGGGTTTGGTTTTCTTCCACGATGGTTTCAAGGGTATAACCGGTATCTTCCACCGTGCCAAGGTTCAACCGGAAATCTGTTGCAATACGCTTCAGAAGGTCAGAAGCCTTCAGCCCTTCTTCCGTGATGGTGTCCTTATTCTTCAAATAACGCAACTGATCATAGGCCACAACATCAATGGTGCCGCCCTTGTCACGCTTTTTCTTGAACACAAACCCATAGAACATGGCGGTTCCGTTCACAGTCAGCTTCACCGGATCACCTTCAGCAAAGTTCAGCCCCGGCCCCTTGACAACGGTGAACTCCAACTTGCCGGGGGTTCCCTTGCGTTCCATGGTCAGCCGTGCGCCTTCCTCGACAACGGGGAATTGAATGGTGCTGTTATGCTGGATGAACAATTCAACTGCCAAACGGAATCACCCCTTTCAGGAAGGCAAAGTAAGAACCTGACCGGGATAAATCAGGTTCGGGTTCTTGATTTTGTCCTTGTTCAGATTATAGATTTTCGTGTAATCGGCCCCGTTGCCCAACTGCTTCTTGGCAATGTTCCAAAGGCAATCACCAGATTTCACAGTATAGGTGGCGGCTTTCGGGGCCGTTGTGGTGGGCCGGGGTGCCGCCCTAACCGTTGCGGTGGCAGTTCCCCCGGAAGTCTTGGCCGGTTGCACGGTCACGGTCTTGGTGCCATAGGCTCTGTACTGTTTCAGGTTGATCTTCACCTTCACATCAAAACCTTCACCGGCATCATCGGTGATTTCATAGGTTTCAAGGCCAACGGTCAAATTGGTGTAATGGAACATCCCGCCACCGGGCTTCTGCCGGTTCAGAATGAATTGGAACGGGGTCTTGCTCACCTTCAGCCGTTCAAACAAGGACAGGTAATAGGCGGCGCTTTGCGCTCCACCATTGCTGAAGGGATAGGACACTTGGGGAAGAACCAATTCAAAGGACACATCCGAAAGGCCAGCGGCCTTCAGGATATTGATTTCTTCCCCGTTGATCAGGGTCATGGTCTTATTCTGGTTGTTGATCTTCACCGTCACCTTGGAAGGGGTGATGGGCATAAGCGTTCCCGCCATATACAGTTTATACGCCATTACTCATGCACCCCTTCTTCAGAAACTTCCAGCTTTTCAGCAAAGTCATTGGCCCAAGCATCCATGATCCCATCCAAATCAGCATCTTTGGAAATGTGGTTTTCATTGTGCTGTTCAACCTTGATTTCAGCGGTAGTGAACCGGTTGATTGCTTCACGCTCCGCAATGTCACGAAGATAGGCCAAATCTTCTTCAGCAATATCCAAGGCATCAGCGGTGGCCGCTGTGTTGGCGGCGGTGTCACCGGTGTTTCCATAGATTCCATCAAGGGTGTTGCTCAAATCGAAAGCCCCCATAGAATCCAAACCGGAAGCATCAAACATTCCGCCAATCTTATCATCAATCCCTTGGCCGAAGTCATACCCGGCATCCCAAGCCCCGGAATAGGTGGCCCGATAGTCGATGGTGGGGGCGTTTTTGTCCAAGGTGATTGCGTTTTCATTTTTGCCCCAAGAAGTAACCGCACTTTGAAGGCTTTCAAGGCCAGAAGTCCAGTCAGTTCCAAAAATAGCATCAATGATGGTGGTTACAACTTTACCAAGGTTCAGGAACCACCCGATGATTTGACCGATCAGGTTTGCCACGGCATCACCAAAGCTGTTGAAGCCGCCGTTACACACATTCAGAATCCATTCCACGATTCCAAGGAACGGGGCCACAAAGATTGTCCAAATGGCCTGAATGATAGCGTTCAAAACGCCAATGGCACAGTTCAGCACAAATGCACCGGCCACGGCTACCACACCACAGATAATTCCAGTTGCGGAAATGGTGGAACCGGTCAGCTTATTGATTGCCGCCACAATCATATAAATGGCCGCAATCACGGCAATGATGATCAACAGAATCCAAGTCAGCGGACAGGCCAGCAAAGCGGCATTGAAGCCGTATTGGGCGGCTGTGGCGCTTGCCTTTGCCATTGCTTCCACCTTCTCGGTAGCGGCAAGGGTAGTGTTTGCAACGGCGGCTTTGTACGCTTGAACCGCCGCAAGGCCCTTCTGTGCATTGCTGATAGCGGTGATTGCATTGTTGGCAATCAGATAGCCGTTATACAACAGCATTGCCGCCGCAATCCCCAAAACAAGGGGCTGAATGATCCCCCAATTATCCACGAACACAGAAGCAATGGCAATCAGAATGTCCAGCGCCGAAGAAGCCACATTCGCAACAGCGGCAAGGCCATTGATCAGGCCGGTGGTCACTTTCTGGAACTTGGTGCTGTTTCCAATTTGGTTGATTTTGGTCAGGATCGGGGCAAACATAGAAAGGGCCTGATTCTTCATATCAACCCAAATCTGCGCCCAAGTCTTGGGCATGGAATCGAACTTTGCGTTGGTTTCGTCCGCCATAGCAAACATGGCGTTCTTCACCACTTCAGCCGTTACCTTGCCTTCCTGTGCAACCGTCTTAATGGAACCTTCCGCAATCCCCATATACTTTTCAATGGCTCTTGCGATACCCGGCGCACCGTCCAGAATAGAGTTCAGTTCTTCACCACGAAGCGCACCCGCCGCCATTGCCTGTGTAAGCTGGATCATGGCGTTGCTCTGCTCTTGGGCCGTAGCACCGCCAATAACAAACTGTTTGTTCACCTGTTCCATGAAGGCAATGACCTGATCCATATTGCCACCGAAGGCGTTACCGGCGTTCAGGCCAAGTTTCGCAACGGCGGAAGCGGTGTCAAAATAAGCGGATCGGGAACGCTGGGCGGAAGCCATGATCTTCTGTTCCAAGGCTTCAACGGAACCGCCATCATCCACAAGCAAATTCAATCGGGCTTTGGTGCTTGCCAATTCATCCGAAATGTTCAGCACCTTATTGATCCCGGCGATACCACCAGCGGCAATGGCAACTTTCTTGATGATGGACAGAAGCCCGTTGGCGGAATTGCTACCCCCACGGATGGAATTGTT